CAATAACACGTACAGGTTCAGGAACGGAGAGCAGAAAACAGATTATAGATGCGGTTGAGGGTGGTATTGAGCGTGGAGCGCTAGGAACTCTCTTTGAAGGTAAACCTGTAGAAGCAATGGGTAAACTTAGAGACTTTTTCACAGGTAGCGGAACGGACTATGTTCAAGAGCAAAAAGAATTAATATTTAAAGAGGTGGCAGATTTACTTACTAAGACAGGCAAAGGTTCTCAAGATGTTGACATTGCACTAAGGTATTTAGAGAAAGTAAGACTAGGTGAAAATCTATCTAAACCACAAGCATCATTTATGGCGAAGATGATTACAGGATTATTCAGTGCGCCTGGTACTACAGGTGTTGGTACTCAGCGCTATACAACCGACAAGGAATAGGAATAGCAAATGGAAGAAGAATTAAAACAAATGACTGAAGACGACATCCAAGGCATTGTTAGTGACGCTGTAAGTGATGCTATTGATTTTATTGAAAGTGAAATAACAGAAGGTCGTATTAAGGCACAACGCTATTTTGATGGTGAAGTAGATATTGGCGAAGAAGAAGGACGCTCTAAGATTGTAGCAACAAAGGTACGTGATACTGTACGTGCTATTAAACCTAGCTTAATGAGAGTGTTCTTATCATCAGAGAACCCAGTTGAGTATGTTCCTACTTCACAAGAAGATGTTACAAACGCAGACCAAGCAACTAAATATGCTCATTACCGCTTCAACGAACTAAACGGATACACTTTGCTTAATGATGCTATTCATGATGCTTTGGTGAAGAAAACAGGTGTTTTAAAAGTATATTGGGAAGACTCATTAGAGGCAAAGATTTACACTTACTCTAACCTCACAGAAGAAGAGATGAGTATTATTGTTAATGATGATGATGTTACAGTCCTAGAGCAGTCTACAGAGATGTCGCTAGAGGCAGATGAATTTGGTATGGAAGTTGAAATGCCAAAATACACATTAAAGATTAGCCATCAGAAAGCGAGCGGTAAGTTGATGATTGAGTCAGTTCCTCCAGAGGAGTTCTTAGTAGATAGAAACGCTAAGAGTGTTGCAGATGCTTATGTGGTCGCCCACAGAACAGAAATGAGAGTGGGTGAACTGGTAGCAATGGGATATGACTTCGATGTTGTATCTGAACTATCAGGATTAGCCTCAGATGATACATTTACTGACGCAGAGATATTTGAACGTAATCAATACCAAGACTCTGATGAAGAGCAAATTATAGACCCAGCAATGAAACAAGTTGCAGTTACTGAAGCATATATGAAGATGGATATATATGGAACAGGTCAGGCAACCATGCACAGATTTGTTTTAGGTGGCGGTGAGAAGAAACTACTAGATTTTGAGCCTTGGGGAGATGTTCCTTTTGCTATCTTTGAAGTAGACCCTGAGCCTCATGCTTTCTTCGGACGCTCTATTGCTGATTTAATCTTGAATGACCAAGACTCATCTACCGCTATGTTAAGAGGTATGATGGATAACGTGGCATTGACTAATAGCCCAAGAGTAGGTGCTGTAGAGGGTCAAGTCAACATTGATGATTTAATGAACAATGAGATTGGTGGAATTGTAAGGATGAAGAATCCTGCGGCTCTAGTAGATATTGCAACACCGTTTGTAGCAGGTCAGGTATTAGGCGCTATGCAATACCTAGATGACGAAATACAAGTTAAGACAGGTGTGACAAAAGCCTCTATGGGATTAGACCCTAACGCTCTACAAAATACTACTGCTACCGCAGCACAACTAACAGCACAACAAGGCGCAGGTCAAATTGAAGTAATAGCTCGAAATTTAGCCGAGGGCGGTATGAAACGCTTATTTAAGCTAATGCTAAGTCTATTAGTAGAAAACAGCAGTGAAGAGACTATGATGCGCTTAAACGGACAATATGTACCTATTGACCCTCGTTCATGGAATACATCGATGGATGTGACTGTAAATGTTGGTTTAGGCACAGGTAGAGAAGAACAAAGACAAATGGCACTTAACCAAGCGTTACAGATGCAAATGCAGATTTGGCAGTCGTATGGTGCAGGCAATGGCTTAGTAGGACTTACACAGATTAGAAATACTTTAGCAGATATGTTAAGTCTAGGTGGCGTTAGAAATGCTGATAGATACTTTAATCCTATGACTCTTGAGCAAGAGCAACAAATGATGCAACAGCAACAGCAAGCTCAATCACAGCAACCTCAACCTAAAGACCCTGCACAAGCACTAGTAGAAGCAGAGACTATTAAGGCTCAGGCTAAAGCACAAACAGATATGATGCGGATTAACATTGATGCTCAGAAGGCAATATCAGCAGACGATAGAGAGCGTGATAAGATGGACCAAGACTTAGTATTAGACGCAGCGAAAGTGTTAGGCGAATACGGTAAGGCAGTAGATGTTGCTAAGATTAAACAGATGCAAGAAACGCCTAGATACCCTGAAGAACAACCTTCAGACGCTATCACAGGCGGTAGATTTTAGTGAATCTTGGTGAAAAATCTGCTAAGATAAAGACATTGATGAATGACGATACCTTTATGGAGGTCATTTCTGAAGTAGTGGAACGGCAAGTTGCCGTATTCATGGACGCTCATTCAACAACGGATGAACGTGATGGGGCGCACGACATAGTACGTGCGATTGACGCGATTAGTAGTTATATGGAAAGTGTAATAGCTGACGATAAAATTAGTAAACGTAAACATAAACGATAGGGGAACAGCACCGTGGAAGCGACTGAGACTACAAATGATGGCAGTATAGAATCTGCTATAGAGAGCATAATTGCTCCAATAGAAGAGAAAGTAGAAGAAACCGTTGCAGAAGAAGCTCAGGTAACAGAAGTAGAGACTGAAGAAGTCGAAGCTATTGCTGAGTCTGAAACAGAAGAAACTATAGACTTAGAAGAAGACTTAGAAGAAGTTGAAGAAATATCAGCAACAGACGAGTCGGACGAAGATAACGACCAAGTAGAGGATGCCGGTTATGAAGAGCTTGAGCGCTTTGCTGTCAAGATTGATGGACAGGAAGTACAAGTAACCTTAGATGACCTAAAGCAAGGCTATAGCGGACAAAAATACGTCCAACAGGGGATGCAAGAAGCTGCGAAGCAAAAGAAAGAAGCTGAGGAGGTTTTTACAGCCCTAAATAACGAACGCGCACAGATGGCGCAACTTTTCCAAGAACTACAACAAGGTAATATTACATCACCTCCTGTTGCACCTTCACGCGAACTTCTTGAGAGCGACCCTATTGGGTACTTACAAGAACAAGCGGTATATGAAGACAGCCAGAAGGCTTATAACGCACAGATGGCACAGTTACAAGAGGTTTCTAATAGAAATTCAGAAGCTGAAAAGAACGCCAAGCAAGTGTATTTAAAGCAAGAGATGTCAAGATTACAAGACTTGATTCCTGAGTTTGCTGACGCTAATAAAGCAGGTAAATTAAAGGAGAGACTGGTCAACGTAGGGCAAAATCATTATGGCTATTCAGCAAATGAGATTTCCCAAATAACAGACCATAGAGCCATTCAAGTATTGAATGATGCTGTTAAGTATAGAGCAATTATGGCAGGTAAGGATAAAGCAGTCGCTAAGACTAGGAAAGCCAAGCCTATCATTAAAGCAGGAAATAAAAGAGTTGCTGATTCTGGCAAGAAAGTTCGTAACCGCCAACAGGCAAAACTCAAACAATCAGGTAGCATTGAAGATGCACTTGGTTTAATTTTAAATACCTAATATAAGGAGTATATAACATGGCACAACCATCAAATACATTTGATAGCTATGACGCAACTGGTATCCGTGAGGACTTGGAAAACGTAATCTATAACATTTCCCCCGAAGAGACACCATTTTATTCATCATTAAAGAAAACAAAAGCAACCAACACTCTACATGAGTGGCAGACAGACTCATTACGTGCTTCGGCTGCTAACGCTCACATTGAAGGTGACGACACTACTGCTAATGCAGTATCAGGCACTTCACGTTTGGGCAACTACACTCAAATCTTCAAGAACGCAGTAACTGTTCCTGATACAGATGAGGGTTTAGACAAAGCAGGTCGCTGAAATGGCTTACCAGACGTTAAAGATTGCTAAAGAGCAAAAACTTGACATTGAGAAGGCATTATTTGACAACAACAAACGTGAAGCTGGTTCTTCTACTGCTGCTCGTGAGTTAGCAGGCGTACCTGCTTACATGCAGTCTAACATCACTAATAAAGGTACAGGCGGTGCTAACCCTACAGGCTCAGTTCCTGGTGCAACGGCTCGTACAGATGGCTCTCTAACTGCCTTCACTCAAGCAGACTTCGATTTAGCGATGCAGTCTATTTGGGAAAATGGTGGTCGTCCTGACTCTGTTTACTTATCAGCATTTCAGATGAATGTTGCTTTAGGTTTTACAGGTAATAACAACCAACGCTCAACTGTACAAGCAGGTGACGAGAAAGTTGTTAAGTCACTAGACGTTTACGTTACTCCTTGGGGTACTGTAGAGTTCACCCCTACTCGTGAGAATAGAGGTCGTGATGTATTTATTATGCAAAACGATATGTGGGCTTGTGGCGTATTACGTCCTACTAAGAACACTGCTCTTGCTAAGACAGGTGACTCAACTAAGCGTCAAGTGCTTACTGAGCTTACGCTTATTAGTAAGAATGAAGCAGCATCAGGTATGGTAGTTGATTGTTCAATTACATAAACTGAAGTAAATTGAAAGGATGGTATATGTGAACAACCATCCTTTTTACTAATTATTAGTACGATATTTGACCGCAACAAAGATATAGGTCAATACCGTCAAAGGAAAAAAGAATGAAGATAGGTGAGAAGGTACATATTGATGAGAAGAATCAAAAGATTCATATTGAGAGTCTTTACTCTAATCAACCTTACTTAGACCGTGTAGCTGAAATTAACAGACTTGGGTTAGGAAAGACAGGTGAGAACAGATTGGCTGGTAGCATACCTATTCACTTACTGAAAGAAGTTTGTGATAAACTAGGTGTTAGGTGGGATGATGTTGAAGCAAGAAAAGATGTTGTAAAAAGGATGCTACTGAGTGGCGATTTTGATAAACTACGAGTGTGGAAAGGCACTTTTTAAAGGGGCATAAACATGGCAGACGGTAATACAACAACTTATTCATTAACTAAGCCCGAAGTAGGAGCGTCTCAGAATACATGGGGTGCGAAGGTTAATACTAATTTTGATACTGTTGACGACTTATTAGATGGAACAACCGCTATTTCACCCAACCTATCTGCTTTAAAAGTAGGTGGAACATTAGTAACCTCTACAGTAGCAGAATTAAACATCTTAGATGGTGTTACATCAACTGCTACTGAGTTAAATTTACTAGATGGAGTAACAGCCACAACAGCAGAATTAAATTATGTTGATGGTGTTACCTCCTCGATTCAAACGCAGATTGGCACTAAACAAGCAACACTTGTTCATATTGCTGATGCGACAACTGCAAATGGTTACGGAACAAGAACAGTAAGTACGTCTGCTCCTACAGGTGGTTCTAACGGAGATGTCCACTACCAAGTGTAAACTATGGCTATCAAGATAAAAGACAGTGGCACTTTTAAAGAGGCAGATGAAGTCCATATCAAGGATGGAGGCGCTTGGAAAAGAACTAAGAGTGTTCATATCAAAGATAGCGGTTCTTGGAAAGAATCACACAGAAGTACATATTATTACACCGTATCATCTAACGTAACCACAGGGTTAGATTTGAATGACGCATCATTAGGTATTGATAAGTTCTATGACGTAGTAGTTACTATCAACTCAGGTGTTTATGTTTACTCAGATTCAACCTCCACTCCTGCATTAAAGACAGGCACTGGCTATGGTGGCACACTTACTATTATCAACAATGGTTACATTTATGGTAAGGGTGGTACAGGTGGTCTAGGTGGTGGTAGTAGTAGAAATGGTTATGCTGGCTCAGTTGGTGGAACTGCTTTATGGCTAGATGGTAACATCAAACTAACTAACAACGGCTCTATCCTCGGTGGAGGAGGAGGCGGTGGTGGTGGTGGTGCTGCATACGATGATGACTTTATTGGAAGCTCTGAGTATTCAAGTGGTGGTGGCGGTGGCGGTGGTCAGGCGCTTGGTACTGGTGGTAATGGAAATACTTGGGGAGGTGGCTCTGCTGCCCAAGCTGGCACTGACGGAACTCTAACTGCAGCAGGTTCTGGTGGAATAGGTGGTAATGATAAAGGGGATGCTATAGGTGGTACTGGTGGTACTGGTGGAGCTGTAGGTCAATCTGGTTCTGCAGGTGCTGCAGGTGATGAGGACGATAGTAATTACGGTGGTTCTTGGGAAGGTGCTGGTGGCTCAGGTGGTGCAGCAGGCGATTGGATAAAAACAAACACTTATAGCTATACATAGGAGTAAATTATGTCAGACACAACTACAACAACCACAACCTCATTCAGCTTAAAGAAGCCTGCTGATGGTGGCTCAGTAGACCACTGGGGTACTGAACTTAATAGCAACTTCGATTCTATTGATGACTTATTAGATGGCACTACTGCTATCAAACCAAATTTAACAGCAAGTCAGTGGAAGGTAGGTGGCACAGCAGTCACGGCTACAGGTGCTGAACTTAATACAGTAGATGCTACATCAAGCATACAAACTCAGTTAGATGCTAAAGAGACAGCAGGTGATGCAGTTGCTATGGCAATCGCCCTCGGATAAAATAGGAAACAGATATGGCAAATATATTCAAACGAGCAACAAAGGACGCTGTAGGCACTAGTTTAGATACGGTCTATACCTGTCCAAACACTACCCCAGATACCAAGACAGTTATTATTGGAGGTGTCATATCCAACACAGGAACATCCACAGTTAATGCTGAGGTTGCTATCGTGATTGGCAGTGTCACTATTCCAGCAGGTACGGCTTTGAGCTTTATTGATGGCAAGGTTGTTATGCACGAAGGAGATATTTTGAAAGCTAAGGGTTCAGTTGCTGGTCAACTAGACGTAATACTTTCGATAATGGAGGCAAGCTAATGTCAGGATATATCGGGAAAGGACAACCTGTAGCAGTAGAAGACGGTTCAGTAGAAACGGATGATATTGTTGATGGCGCAGTAACGGCAGCTAAGTTAGCAGCAGGTGCTGCTGTTCCTTCACAATCTACTCACAGTGGTAAGTTCTTAACAACCGATGGTAGTGACGCTAGTTGGGCTACGGTAGATACAAATTTAGTAGGTGATACCTCTCCTCAGTTGGGTGGTGACTTAGACCTCAATTCAAATGATATTACAGGTACAGGTAATATTGATGTTACTGGTAATGTCACTGCTGTAGATTCAGGTGGCAGTGAAGGAGTTAGACTTACCGCCAACGAAAATGGTGGTGAATTACAACTAATAAATAACTCTGGCACTGTCAAGGTGCTGATGGACTTTGCAGATTGGGATGATGATAGCGTAGGTAATTTCAGACTTTACCATCTTGGTAGCACTGGTGATTTACAGTTTGGTATTCCACAATCGTCAACTGGTTATTTGCGTATGTACACTAACGGTGTAGAGCGTATTACTGTAAATTCAGCAGGCAACGTAGGTATTGGTGTTGTTCCTGATAACCTTAACGGAAAACTCACTATTTCTGCTAAAGACGCAGATGGTGATAACTTATCTTTGTTATCTAGCTCTACTTCAGGCAAAGCAACTATCAACTTTGGTACTGATGCTTCAGATACAGAATACGATGGCGCTGATTATCCTAATATGGGAATTGGCGTTTATCAAGACTCTAATAATTATGGCATTATGGAGTTTATGTCACATAGTACATCAGGATGGAAGGAGATAATGAGGCTTGTCGGTTCTGATGGCACTACTGCTGGTGGTACTACAGACAAGGGAGTGGTGTGTTCTAATGCAGGTATTGTATTTGATAGAGGTTGGGCTAATTATCCATCTATTACTATGCTTCGTGACGGAGTAGATGGCGATGATAATTCCTCCACCTATAATGAACTAAGGTTGCACGGCACTAACAGCACTTTCGATTCTTACCCTAGTTCTTCAGGTGCTGATTTTTCCACCGACTTTAGAATTGATGGAGCAACATACGCCTCCTCAGATAGAAGAAAGAAAGATAATATACACATACTATCTTCAGGTCTAGCTAAGATAAACGCACTTAAACCTTCCAGATTCAATCTTATTAACTCTATGGGAGGTGTTGATAGTGGCAATCTTATTGGTTTTATTGCCCAAGATACGATTGAAGTAATACCTGAAGCTGTTAAATATTATGAAGATGAAGATACACCTAATGAAAATGGTTGGGCTAATGCCTACTCAATCAACTATACAGCAATCTTAGCTACAGCAGTTAAAGCTATTCAAGAACTGTCATCAGAGAACAAGTCACTGATTGCAAGAATTGAAGAACTCACAACAAGAATTGAAACTTTGGAGAATAAATAATGGCTGGCTACATTGGCAGAATCCCACTTTCAGAAGCAGTACAGAGTAGAGCTAAGTACAAAGTAGTTGCAGCAGATAGTCCTAAAACTACATTCTCGACTGCTTATCAGCCAGGGTATGTAGACGTTTACCTTGATGGTGTTAAGTTGGTTGAGGGTTCAACTGAAGACTTTGTAGCAACTAATGGTACAGATGTTGTTCTAACCGCAGGAACAGGCGCTACAACAGGACAGATACTAGAGGTTATTGCTCTAACTACCTTCACCTTACACGGTGGTAAAGAGAATTATTCAGCGACAACAGCACCAGTTGCTACTAACAATTCAACAGAGGGTTATCGAGTAGGTTCGTTGTGGGTTGATACAACTAATGATGAGACTTACATTTGTGTGAATGATGGCTCAACTAACAGTAATGTAGCTATATGGCTAGCAAAAGCATCAACAGGTAAAGCCATTGCTATGGCTATGGTATTCGGCTAAAGGAGATTAAATAATGGCAAACCCAAACATTGTAAACGTAGGCACTATTAATGGCAAGACCATAGGTGCTAAGTTAAGCACAACGAGTGCAACGGCATTAGTAACAGGAGCATCAAACAAAGTAACGAAAGTTAATTGTGTTTATGTCTCTAATACAGACGGAGCAAATGCTCAAGAGATTACATTAGAGTTTACTGACACCAGTGCAAGTCTTACATACAAGATAGCAAGCACTATATCAGTACCAGCAGATGCTACCTTGATTGTTATCAGTAAGAATGAATCAATCTATTTAGAAGAGACTGACATATTAAAGGCAACAGCAGGAACAGCAAACAAATTAGAAGTAGTGGTTTCATACGAAGAGATTAGCTAATGAGTAGAAGAAGAGGTGGATTGATTGGTAAGAAGGTCACACCAGGTGGTACAGCACCTAATGATGCCTCTTCAGGTATCTGGAATCTCAACGATGTTGTAGATGCAGAAGCCAGTGGTATCTATCCAAAGACTGACTATGCTCCTACCTCTGATGGTGGAACTATTGTAGTCTCTAATGTAGAGGAAGCTGGTTCATACAATGTAGATTGTAAGAATAACTTTAGTGATGATAGAGGTTCTAGTAATCTAACCTATACTTTATATAGTGGGACATTACCAGTAGGTGTTTCATTAAATGCCTCGACTGGTGTTATCTCTGGAACAGCAAGCTTAGTAACAGGAAATACAGCCACTGTAACTTATTCATTCACCATTAAAGGTACAGATAGTCCACTTGGTAATACAGCTACTCAAGCATATTCATCTCCAATTACTAAACAACCTATTGATGGTGGTTTCTCTGCTTGGTCAAGCTGGTCAAACGCTGCTGGTGAAGATGATGGTGCAGGTGGTACTTGTTCAGTCGCTTGTGGTACAGGTACTCAGAATAGAACTAGAACTTGTACAAATCCAACTCCTGCTTATGGTGGCTCTGCTTGTTCAGGTTCTACTAGTGAAGACCAGGCTTGTAATACACAATCTTGTGCAGAAACTTTAGAGCTAAGGTTGTATGGTGGCGATGGAGGAAACGCATATCGGACTGGTGGCAATGGTGGTTATATGAAGTGGGTTGGCGCAGTTCCTGCAGGAACAGTATTAACTATTTATGCTGGTGGAGCAGGTACAGATACGGTCAATAGCTCCCAATGCCGACACGGTGCTGGTGCTGGTGGTGGCTCTGCTGTTCTTGCTGGAAGCACTTTAATTGCTGTCGGTGGTGGAGGTGGAGGTGGTGCTTGTGGAGCTGGTGGTCACGGTGGTTACTCTAGCGGTGGCTCTGGTGGCTCTTCTGGGACTGGTGGTAACGGTGGCTCTGGTGGCTCACAGTCAGGTGCTGGCGGTGGCGGTTCTGGAAGTAGAGGAAATGGTGGCTCTGGCTCTGGTACTAACGGTGGTCACGGTACACACAGTAATCAAGGCGGTAGTAATAATGGTTCACCTGCTGGTGGTTGGGGTTATGGTACTGGTGGTAATGGTCGAATAGATTACAACGATGGTGGTTCTGGTGGAGGCGGCGGTGGCTACTATGGTGGTGGAGCTGGTGGTGTTGGCTCATCAGGAGCTGGTGGTGGCGGTGGTTCTAGCTACTATAGGACTAGTGGTTTACCGACAGGTTGGTCTTACACAAGTAACACTCATACAACTGGTGCGAATAATGCTGCAGGGTATGTTCAAATTTATGTAAATAGTTCTTTGGTTTCTACTAAGACATATAATGGCTCAACACAAACTTACACTGTATAGGAGATTACTATGGCACATTATGCAAAGATAGATTCAAGCAGTGAAGTAGTTCAAGTGATTAAAATTGATAATTCACGAATAACAAGTATAGAAGGTGTTGAACTTCCTTGGACAGGAGTTGTTCTTCTACAGGACGGTCAAAGAGATATAGGCGAAGACATCTCTGAATGGGTGCAAACCTCTTACAATACTAGAGGTGGCAAACATTATGACTCAGATGGTGTTGAAGATGATACACCCCCTATTAGATTTAACTATGCTAGTGCAGGTTATAAGTACGATAGAGATATAGAAGGCTTCATCCCACCTAACAATTTCACCTCTTGGACATTAAACGAAGATACTTGTCAATGGGAATCACCAACACCTTATCCAGATGATGATAAGCATTATATGTGGGACGAGGAGATTCAAGATTGGTCACTATTAGAAGAACAGGAGATTATAAATGAGTAACGCTCGTAAAATTGCAGACTTACTTGACGCGAACGGTGATGTTAAATCAGACCACCTAGATAATGTCGATGGTCTACCATCAAGGTCAGGTCACTCAGGCAAATATCTAAAGGTTAAGGCTGATAACTCTACTACTGAATGGAGTGCATTATCAAGTGACTTCGCAGGACTAACAGACACGACTACAACTGGAAGCGACCCTTTAATCACCTCTAATAAAAGTGTTGGACATATATGGGTGAATACATCTTCGGGTGAAACTTACGTTTGTACTATCGCTACTACTAATTTGAATGTATGGAAGAACATTGGCGATGGTTCTGGAACTATTGAACCAAATGTACCGCCAGTTATTACTGGATTAAAAGTTGATGGTACTGCTATTGCTTCTTATACGTGGGCTGATGTAGTCACTAGTTCAAGTAACACTTACACTATATCTGGTGCTACTGACCCAGATGGCACTGATGGAAATATTGATTATTCCATTATTAACATTAGTAATGCTAATCTAACCGCCTCTGGTGGTGTTAATGGTGCTGATATAACTTTAACCGTTGCTACTATTGGTTCTGATATTAATAATATTACTTTTAATATTAGGTCAACTGATGAAGATGGTGGTACTACTGATTCAGCACAACAGAGTATTGATTTAATAGCTTTTACGGCTTACAGTATTGAATATTTAGTTATTGCTGGCGGTGGAGGTGGTGGTAAAAGTTATGGTGGTGGTGGCGGTGCTGGCGGTTACAGAACAGCGACAGGTTTCACTACCTCCTCAACAACTTACACTATTGAAGTAGGTTCTGGCGGTGCTGGTGCTACTGGCTCTAGTAATGGTAGTAATGGTGAGGATTCAGTATTCTCAACAATAACATCAGCAGGTGGCGGTGGCGGTGGTACTACTACAGGTGGTAATGGTAGTAACGGTGGCTCTGGTGGTGGTGCAGGAACAGGTACTACTACAGCAGGTTCAGGAAATACCCCATCCACTACACCAAGTCAAGGTTATGACGGTGGTTATTCTACCACGAACGGTGGTGCAGCTGGCGGTGGTGGCGCAGGTGGTGTAGGAGTTAGCCATACATCTATTGACTATGGTAGAGCTGGTGGTGCTCCAGCATCTTCAGATATTCTTGTTTCTGGTACAGGTGTCCTTCGAGCAGGCGGAGGCGGTGGCGGTGGCTACTGGGCTGGTGGCTCAGGCGGTGGTGGTGGCGCAGGTGATGGTGGAGACCTTGCTAACAGTAGTCAGGCTACACCAGGCTCTGCTAATACAGGTAGTGGCGGTGGTGGCGGACCTGCTGGTAATGGTGGTAGCGGTGGTTCTGGTCTTGTCATACTCCGTATGCTTACTTCTGTTTATTCAGGCTTTTCAAATACTACTGGACTATCAGCAAGTGATGTTACAACAAACGGCTCATACACGGTACTTAGATACCGTGGTGACGGTACTTACACAGCATAGGAGGTTAATATGGCACACTACGCAAAATTAGGATTAAATTCAAAAGTAGTAGCTGTTCATTCAGTTAATAATGATGTTATTACTGATGCTGATGGTAACGAATCAGAACAATTAGGTATTGCTTTCTTACACAATTTACACAACTACCCGTTCTGGATACAGACTTCATACAATAACAATATTCGTAAGAATTATGCTGGTATTGGGTTTAGATATGATGATGATTTAGACGCATTTATTCCACCTAAACCGTATTCCTCGTGGGCATTAAACGAAGACACTTGTCAATGGGAAGCCCCAACACCTATGCCTGAAGAAGGACATTATATGTGGGATGAAGAAGTACAAGACTGGGTGATACTAGAAGAGCAACCGATAGCATAATGGAAGAGAGACTAAACAGAGTTGAGTCAGCCATAAGCAGGCACGATGAACAGATAGCTTCTTTGTTTAGTAAGATGAATGATGTTAATGCGCACCTAACTAACATACAGAATACTTTAAATCAGATTAAGTATATAGCTATTGGAATGATAGCTTACTACACGCTGAGTGAGTTTGGTTTCTGAGTGTAGTGTAGGTGTTCTGGGTAGAACTCATTGACGGCAGGGTTCTTATATTCTTGCCAGACCCTTGGAATCTACCTCTTAACTGGATGATTATCTAAACAAAATAAATTTAAAAGGGGTATAATATGTTAGGACTACCGATGGAAATAATTACTATGTTACTTTCCACAGTAGGTAGTGCTTACATACGGATGAAGTCCGACTCCCAACAAGACTTAGCTAACGAGAGGAACTTCAGAGCAGGTCAGATGGCAGCAGTCAGGGAGATGCAGTCACCTAATACTTCTTGGATGCGTAAGGCAATAACCTTATCATTCCTGGGTATGGCATACCTAATCTTACTAGCCCCTTTGTTTGACCTTCCTACAGTAGTGCCTGTAGAAGTAACAGAAGGGTTTAAGTTCTTAATATTTGATTTCACTAGCACTGCAACAGAATACATTACACTAGAAGGTATGGTAACACCTGAATGGTTGCCCCACGCGATTATGTCTGTAGTAGGTTTCTACTTCGGTAATAGTATGGCTAAACGATAGGAGACAGTATGGCATTAGAGTCAGCAACATATATAGATGGATTAGTTACAACTAACCCAACATCAACAGACGTAAGGTCACAAGGTGATGACCACCTTCGTCTTATTAAGACTACACTCAAGGGAACTTTCCCTAATGTGACAGGTGTAGTTTCCCCTACACACACAGAGCTAAGCTATGTTGATGGTGTAACATCCGCTATTCAAACTCAGATTGATGCGAAGGCAAACATAGCAAGTCCAGCTCTTACAGGCGCACCAACAGCACCAACACCAGCTACAACTGATAATGACACAAGCATTGCTACAACAGCATTCGTTCAAAGTGCTATAGATGCTGATGTTACTGTGCACGCAGCACTAAGACCAAGCTCAACTGTATTTGGTCACGCTAAGATTTATGTCACAGGAACTACACTCTATATAAAGACTAGCTAATGGATATTAATATAAACGGTACTACTACTGCCATCAACGAAGTAAACTTCGATGGTAATTCTGATATTCAGAAAGTGAATGTAGATGGTGTTGATGTATGGTTTAAAGCTCCTACTGCTCAAGAGGTAGCTCAGGCTCTAGCTGACGATGCGCCTTCATCAAGTGGTGGTATGAATAAAGACTACAGGCAGGATACTAGCTTCCTTAGATACCACGGACAGCAACAGGATAATGAATCTACGTTATCATTATCTGATGGTATCAGTATAAGTGGGTTATCAGCTCCTATTACTACCTCACCTTATGTTACTTTAATAGGTATCACTGACGGAACTGACCAGAACGGTGGTTCTTTAGGTAGTCAATTTTATACTCCTACAGGAGGTTCAGAAACAGGAGCTACAGAGAATGCCGCTGTAACTTATACAGGGTGGTACAAATGGTTGACTGTTAGGACATCTTATGTGAATAAGTCATTAGCTGATTTATCTAATTATAGAGTCACATACCAAGGGGCTGCAGATGACAGACCTATTCTAAGAACTCAGTTGGTACTACCTAATAAGTGGAATGCTTCTACTGTGTCAAGTACCTGGGGTTCTACTACTCTAGCAGCAGGTGAGATTCTAATAGTACACATAGGCTCTAGTTTCTGTGATGGTTATGTAGCTAATCATTATGCAGGTAATATTGTAACACCTGGGAATAACTCAGCTATTTTAGAGAATCAGGCTTACTGGTATTACCCTAATTCTATTGGAATCTATGCAAATACTACAAGCAGCTCTCAAAGTATAAGCTGGGCTGAACCAGCTCTGACTTACTGTGGTGGTGATGTAGTCAGTGCTAATGTAAGAGTTATGAAACTAACACAACAAGGTATTTAGTATGCCAGACCAAATTAAAGCATTAAACCCACAGGGAATAACTAAGGATATAAGTTCTTATGAGCTTCCTGATAACCAGTGGACAAACGGAAACAATATACAGTTTCACTGGGATAAGACACACAAACCCCACGGATATAAGCAGGCATTAGGCAGCCTTAGTGTCGCACCTTATTGGCTACTGCCTTTCACTACACCTAATGACAGCTTCTGGATATACCCTAGTCTAACTAAGATATATAAGACAGACGGTACTACAAACACCAACATAACAAGAACATCAGGTGGAGACTATGCAGCTACAGCAGCAGGTGGTTGGAATGGTGGTGTTCTAGGTGGTGTTGCTATCCTGAATAATGGTGTTGATGTTCCTCAGATGTATGGCTCTTCTATGACATACTGTGCTGATTTAACTAACTGGACTTCAGGTTGGACAACTTCAGTTATGAGACCATTCAAGCAGTTCTTAGTTGCTTTAGATATGAAAGAAGGAAGCAACAGGTATCCATACAGGGTCAGATGGTCACACCCAGCAGAGTCTGGTACAGTGCCTTCTACTTGGAATGCTAGTGATGCTGCTAAGGATGCGGGTTATGTTGATTTATCACAGACTAATGGTTTTCTTATTGACTGTCTTCCACTTAAAGACACCAACATTATTTACAAAGAAGATTCAGTATGGGGTATGGCTTACGAGGGTGGTCAGTCCATCTTCAGATTCTTTGAGATATTTAACGACACAGGTATCTTAGGTAAGAGGTGTGTTAAGTCCTTCGATGATAAACACTTTGTAGTTACCAGTAACGATGTGTATGTACACAACGGTCATACTAAAGAATCTGTTATTGATAACAAGATGAGGGTTGAGCTGTTTAAGTCTATCCATCCTGACCACTACAGTAAAACATTTGTAGCTCCTAACTATAGAACAGATGAGATGTGGGTTTGTTTTGTGTCTGGTACTAATACTACAAGCACCTTTGCAGATAAAGCATTTGTATGGAACTGGAGAAACAACACTTGGTCTATTATTGACCTGCCTCACGTTAGTCACATCAGTTGGGGTATTATTGATACTGCGTCTGGAGTCAATAACTGGACTGAAGCAGGAACTTGGGATACTGATGCAGCTACCTGGGATTTCAGAGGATACAACCCAGCATTGACTAGTATGCTTATGGCTTCTCCTAATATTACCACACCAACAAGCAGTAAACTGTATGAAGCAGAGAAGACTAACCAGTTTGATGGAACTAACTTTAAATCCTGGGTAGAGAAGACTAATATGAACTTAGGGTTTCCTGGTATGAAGTCTATTAAGAAGATTGTTCCTAGGATTACTGGAACAGGCACTGTTGATTTCTACTTAGGAACTGAGATAAAGGCAGGAGCAGGTACTGTATGGAAAGGTCCTTACAAATTCACACCAGGTGTGCATTCAGAGATACCATTAAGGGCGAATGGGATTTATATCAGTGTTAAGCTTGAGACTACAGATGATAAAACGTGGTCACTAGATAACCTAGAAATTCACTGGCTTCCATCAGGAACTAGAGGCAAGGGTGTCTAGTGGGTAAAAGGTATGCACCATCCCCTCCACCAGCTAAGCCTGAAGAACTATCAGCCTACCTTAGCAGGGAGTTTCAGAGAATGTCAGAAGTGATTACTAATATTGCAGATGGAAACTACGATGTAACTTATGTAGCTCCAGCTAAACCTAGACAAGGGGATATTAGATTTGCAGATGGTACTGATTGGAATCCTGGTAGTGGTGAAGGACTATATATTTATTTATCAGCAGGGAGTTGGTCTAAACTATAATGATAAAAGGGATACTGTCTACAGAAGTAGATAAGTGGTGGGAACATACTAGTAGTTATATTGAAGATGCACTGCAGTATGGGGTTGGTGAGTACACCACTGAAGATATTAAGAAAAGAATTAAAGCTAAAGAGATGCAGCTTTGGATTAAGTGGGAAGGTGGAGTTAAGGGTGTGTTTGTCACACAGAT